CTCTTGCTTTTTGACCAAACAACAAAGCTCTTTCAATGTCAACTTTATGCTCACGAAGTTTAAGAGCCCAAATACGGCTCCATTCGTCTGCATATCCGCGATATCGAGTAGCAATTGCTGTATTCGTCATTTCAGCAGCTGTTTTGAATATCTGAGTGTATCCAAAATCATCATCTATTTCGCCAGACCAAGTATCAGGAGAACCTGATCCTTCGTCAAATTGAGTACCGATTACTTGTGCTTTATCATTAGCATTAATAGCATTATCGCCTGAAACATTTCCAGGGACAGAGAGTACTTTACCATTAAATGTAGTAGAAGTACCTTGATCCGCAGGTGCGCTGTCTATTCTAACGACTACAGAACTGTAATCATTAGTAGCGCCTGTTAAGCCGTTAAATGCTAAAACCATGCCTTTTACAAGAAAGTCACAAGATGCGCCACCAGAGGAATCTCCTCCAGCCTGTGCATTGTCACAATCTACAGCAAAAGCATAAGTAGTACCAGCTACAACAGTACCAGGACTGTTTGCTGCTAGTAATGATCTATCGGTCCAATCAACTTTGGAACGATCTTCAAGGAACCTAAATACAGGGTCATCAGTTGGAGCTTTAGCTACTTTTGATAAGTACACGAAGAATGGAGATTCTTCGGGTGAAAGATCAGCAACTCTATCGCCAAAATTGTATAACCGCCTGTTATCAGGTGTCGTCCCATGATCCGAATGATGACTTTGAGAACCAGCAGACACTACATCTGTTACATGTAATGTATTTTGATTTACAGCCATTTAATTACCTCATTCGTTATTATTATTAAGGAATTCGACTCCCTGTTGCACCACTGCCCATTATTTTTTCCCACGCAACATCAGCTTCCTTTTTACGGATAGGCTGTTTGCCTGGTAATGCACCTGGTGAACGAGGAGCGCCTTTTGCCGCTTTCACGGCTTGTAATGAATTTTGAGCACTTACATTAGATGTCTGACCACTTGCATCACGCCAGAGTTTTACAAGATTGTTAAGACCTACAGCCTCTTTAGGCTGAGTAACAAACTCTAAGAACTCTCGGATTTCTGCGTCTTCCATCCTATGGTTGTTCTTTAATTCATTCACAGTATTATTCAAGGTTATTGATTCATTCATTTTCTGTAAATGACCTTGAACAGCCGCATCCACCGTCGACTTCTCCTGCTCAGCGCGGAATTGGTACGATTTAGAATTTGGCTTATAGTAGGCATCCCAAGGGTTAAATTCCTCTTCGGATATCTGAATACGTTCTGATTGATTTGGCGCAACAGTATTCTTGTTAGCAGTATTCGCTTGCATCTCCAGCATATTACCCATAGCATTTTCGAGTTTGTCAAGCCTAGATTGTGACCTATCATACATAGATTGCCACTTCTTGCTCTCTCCTTGCCAGTTTATATGCGAAGTTTCGCTTTCTACTGCTCTTTCAGGAACTTCGTCCTCGAATCCCTGAAAAAGTGTTTGATTCGCACTATCAACGCTCAAAGAATCATTGTATTCAGTCCCGCTGTCGGGTGTTGTAAGCGGCTCAGAGTATAGGTCCTCTGCGCCTTGCTCAATTACCTCATCAACAACGGTATTGGCTTCAGCAATTTGTTCTTCCATTATTTACCTTTCTGCAATGTCTATTCGGCTTCTTGAGTTGAACCTTGGGCTCTTGCTTCAGTTTCTATCTGTTTAGTTATGCCCTTAGATTTCTCCACCTCTAGCTTCACTGCATTTGCAAGCCTTGTGGCTTGTACTTTTTTGTCTGCTTTAGCATCTGATGCAATTCCAGAGAGATCACTTTTGAATTTCTCAACAGCAACTCTCTTACGATCTTGCACAGATTCCCTTCTTGCCGTTTGCAGGTCGCCCTGCAAGTCTTTTACTTGGGATTGTAATTGCTCATTAGCCTGTGTCAGCTGAGCAATCTCACTCATTCTCTGAATGACTCCCTCTTTGTCAAATATTTCTGGATTTTTCTTCAACACTTCTATCCTATCTACCAACCCTAATTGATATGCTTCAAGATAAACCTTGAACTCAGCCCATTTGCTGGTCGGTAATGTTGATCCAGGTTCAATGCGTACATCATGCTCTCCTATATTGTGCCTATCTTTGATAAGATCAATAATAGTGTCAGTCGTATCATCATAATAATTTACCATGACCTCTGTAAGGTCATTATTAGGCTGGGCAAGCCTAAAGAATTTTTTAAATGTGTAGTGTGCTTTTGAATATGAATATACAACACGCCCTAATCTTGATAGCGCATATTCAATATCTCTCAATTTTGATTTAGGTCTTTCGCCTCCTAATGCAACCATTCTTTCAGTGCCACGGGCTGTATCAGGTCCCTGTTCAGAAAAGCCATGCATCAACTCTGGCAAACCAAATATAAAATCTATATAAAATTCGCACTGCTGTATAAGCTTATAAAATTCAGAAGCCAACGGTGTTGGCGCAGGATAATGAGGCTCGCCCTGAGATGTATCAATTTCTATTACTGCATTAGGATTAGCCCAATCTGCCTCTAACTGTTCAACGCCATTTATCGCACTTCCAATAGGAACTAAAAGTTTTAACCCCGCAGAAGCCTGGGCATGAGACAGAGCTAGTGACCAGAGTTTGTTAAGAAGCCTTTGCATAGGCATCGCTCTCGATACGTCAGAACGAGGATAAGGAGTGTTTGCCCATACATTTGGCATCGGTATAATGGGATAAACATCACTATTCATTATCGTATCGTATAACACAACTTCACCAACACTGGCCACTGCCCGTATTCTAGTTTGCATTACTTCTTCAAAATCCATCAAACCACGCTCAAAAACACCAGGGTTCTCTTGCAAAAACTCAGCAAATTCAGGCTCATTTAGAACCATCTCTTCTTGATTTCTAACATCAACAATACGATAAAAGGGAACTTTTACCTTTGAGAACCTTTCAAGGATTTGATAGGTTTTCGCATGCATGCTGTCTTTGTCTTTGGCTTCAGCAGGCGTAGTGAACTCATAAGAAATTTTATTTTGAGCATCAGGATAATCCTCTTCCATGACTCCAGATATATCATTTATTACACCCTCAATTACTTCCCCTGTTTCTTCATCTATTTGGTCGCCAAGTTCAGGGTACAGATTAACGATTTGGTCTTCAGTTAATATAGTAGAAAGAACTATGCCTTCAGCGTCATTAAAGAACCTGTCCCTGGATGACGGGGGAACATATACACGAAAAGGATTAACAGATTGAAATTTTATATCACCTTTACCGAAATCCGCTTCATTATCAATGTAAACGTATAGATACCCCAGACCTGTAGTTGCATAGTCATGAATAGCCTGTTTTATATGCACATCGCCATCAGATATATCAAATACATATCCTAAGATAGTTCTCCACACGCTTGAGAGTTTAGAATCGGAATCCTCTCTTGGAATTGCAGTAAATCCAGGAGGCCTAGCAGTGAGCATTGCCTTGAGTTTTTCAACAGCAGGAGATATCCTGTCCATTGGAACATCAGCCTGGTTCCTGCTTTGTAAATCTTCTGATTCGCTCTTTGTAAAATGATTGCCGTGAAAGAAGTCAATATCTGTCCTAGCATCGGTATCCCAGTCCGCACGGGCATCTCTCCAACGCCTAAACAGTTCCTGATTCTCTTTAGCTCTTTGGTCCAGTTCTATAGCCATATTAATTTAAGACACACCTTATTAGCATTAAGTTAAATATATTTATGTTTAAAAACAACAAAAAGTTCCATGTTTTCTATACTTTCGCACCAGTTAACCAATTATAGTACCTTTTTGCAGCCCTGATTGGCATTATATCGTCACCAATGTTACTAACATTGGTCCTTCCGCTTAGTGGTGCCCTAGCGTAATAATCAGCATAATACAATGCATCCATAATGTCATCATGCTTAGGAACGGGATGCTCAAAGAACTCATCCACTATCTCATCCATTTCTCTTCTAATATAAAGTTTTTTATTATTAACAATAGGACCTAATGATGTTTCAAGCCTATCTGCCTTTTTAATACCTCCAGGGGGCTTAACTCCCTTGAATATTCCAGGTATCAATTTTCTATCTGTAGCAGCCATCCTGGTGACCATATCCCTGACCATTTCCTGCGCTGCCACCGTTTCAATAGTTACACGCCTTACAGGTGAATATTTCCTTGCCATATCGAGTATTTTTTCAGGCAGATCAAATGTAGGGATTCTTTCCCTATAATACTCAAGCAGATACCTGTTTTTATTAGCATCAATACCCATTACAACAATTACCTGGAAATCAGATGTTACCGTAGCAGTAGCAGCAATATCAACACCAATATAAATATTGACAGGTATTGCCTCATCGTTATTAATCAAATAGGCATAATTACTAGCAGATTTGAATACATAATCATGATACTGTATTCTATCAATCTTGAATGCTGCAGATGAGATATCACGAGCATCATTCATATACTCCTGAGCATATTTGTTAATTAGCCCTGCTTCAGAAAACTCTCGCTTCTTTGACTCAAGTTTCTTGATTGGGAACTGTTCGGGCCAAAGAGGCTCGTTATCTTCTATTGCCCTATAGAACGTCACATCCCAAGGATAATCCCTGCCTTCTTTCTTGGCATTGTTACTGCCATCATAGACCATCTGTAAAAAGCTGTCATAGTGGACAATAGTACCGCAAAGCCATATCCAGCCTTCATTACCAGGAGATTCCTCAAGAGCAGGGAATACCGTAGACACAATCCACTTTTTAATCTCATCCCTACGCTCTGGTGTCTTTGTATTCAGTTCAGATTCAAAGTCATCAAGAATAATACCAGTATACCTTACATCTACTTCTGTACGACCTCTAAGCCTCTGCGAAGTTCCTTTAGCAAGTATCCTATCGCCTTTAGATGTAACGATATCCTTTTCAGTCCATCGGTTACCAGCAGAGTCACCTGCAAGGTTACCAAAATAATATCTTATTGCATCATTATATTCAAAATGAGTTTTTAGATATTTAAGATGGTCAATAGCCTGCCCCTGCTCTTCTGCTACCCATCCTATAAATTGTCTATCTCCCTTAGGCGAAAAGCATATTTTATGCATAATAGCAGCTTTAGCTAAAATAGATTTACCAAACCCCCTAGGGAGAATATTGCACAGCCTGGCACCTGGCTTTGTGCTAATAAGCTTTTTTGCTACTTCACTATGAAAATCAGGAGATGCGCTCTTATTTAAAAAATCCTTAGGTAAAAATGCCCTGCCAAAGTAGATGAGGTCGTCATATGATTTCTGAATAACATCATCCTTTATAGAAGAGTCTACATGTACATTAAATAAATCTTCGCCCATGTTTTCGTATATGTGCTACACCAATAATTAGGCGTAACCTTTAATGTTGTTATTACCATCAATTAACCCAATTTCGATAATATTGTCATCACAATCATAAATAGACTCGCAAAAAATACATATCCAAGTAGGATCATTATAAGCACGATTGACAAAAACAAGTTTGTCATCATTCGTAATCCTCTCATTACACACCTTGCAAATCTTTAAAGATGTACTAACTTCAATATCACTTAGAGTCAGACCCGTCAGCAATTCTTCTCTCTGCATGAGCAAGCGCCTTTGTATCCTTTGAACTGATCTGATCCAATTGTTCAGGCGTAAAACCTTGAAATACTGTAAGAGATTCAGTTTGTTTCTCATTTGGAAACATTCCTGCCAATTTCATCATAATTTCAATAGCTCTTAACTTATTGTTATCAGCACTGCCTTCACTATCAATAATGCCTTTCGTGCTTTCAAGAAGATATCTTTTTGATGCTCCTATCTCAGATAACAAGCCTTCAATTTCTTCACTTACCAATTTTAGAATCCTTTTTGTTTTAAGAAGCCTGCTCGCAGTATATTGAGCATATTTCCTATTTTTTGTAGAAAATACCTTCATATATGCGTCAGTAGAGTCCATTCCACTGACCACATACCTTGCAAACATAAATTCCTTGTTTGTTACATTTTCCCTATTTTTACGATGCTCATCACAATATTCATTCTTTGAGAAAGAATATATGTTCTTCGGAGGTTCGCCTTTCATCTCTATTTCAGACTGAACACGATATGTTCCTAAAATAGTTCTTAAATAGTCTATTTCAACCTTATTAGCAGTTTTCATTATGCCTCTTTTAAGAATTCGGCAGACCTGACCATCGTCTGTCAATACATATGCGCCTTCAGGTGCTGATCTCCAATCTTGATGGAATTCCTCACCAGGGCACATTTTGTAGAATTCATCTGTACTTTCATACAAACACTCATCTACACGCTTGACCTTTTTAGTTAACATACTGTATATCCCGACCTAATTATTTCATGTGACCCAAAGCCACCCCTCCGATACAGTATGCTTATTACAGTAACTCATATACCACCTATTCATTACCGTTTACCTCTTGTCCCCAGACAAAAGTTTTACCTTTATGTATATCCACTACATTCAAAGTAAAATTTCCTACATTATCCCAATCGACTATTCCAAAGGCATGCGCCCAATTAGTGTGCCTACCTTTTAGCCAAACATTTGATTCTGCCCTCATATCCTTCAAACATCCCATAGAAAATGCATGATGAGGTCCGTCCACATGTGTTACACCGCTCCTTTGAACGTCATGCGTATGTCCATACACTACATTTTTGCCTAAATTCATGGCATGCTGCCTTGTATGACTGATTGTTGAGTAATGTCCTCCATGATAAAAATACAATTTTCCAATTTTCAAATATTTTCCATATGGATGGTACTTATAACCCCTGTCATCAAGCCTTAAGATGTTTCTAAACTTGAATTGAGAAAGATATGGGTACTCTTCTACAAATTTATTGAGCCAATCATCATGATTTCCTTCAATCATGTGCCTTTCGGTGCATTTTACATTATCCAGCACCTTATCGAACTGATCTAAGCCCTCATTTACTGCCTCAGCCTCTTCCTGTATCTCTGGAAGCTGATATTCTAGAGGCGGACGCTTGCGGCGCTTGTACCTATAAGGCGAAGCACTGCGCCATTCACCTAAATCACCTAAACATACGAAGATATTAGGCTTTACTATCTTAATTGCCTTTAAAACGCAGTTTATCGCAGGCTGCTCATGCAGCGGAAAGTGAATATCAGGTATTACAATACCTCTTCGATGCTCTTTTTTACCTTTTGGCATCTTTACTCTTCTTATTTCGTCTGTAAAGAACTATCTTATCTTCTTTCCTGGCTAAATTTGTAGCAGCGTCATCTCTTGACATTGCTATCGCAACTTTTCCGCCACCACTTTTAAATACGTCTGCACCTTTGCCTAATGCATCAACTACTACTAAATGCCTTAGATCGCAATCACAGCACCATAAGTAGAAATATGACTCTGCATCTACAGCAAAGGCATCATCATCAAATGTTTTAATTTCCATCATTGACTCCTGGGGATACTATATTGTCAAAATAGTCGCATCCTTTGTCTACAGCGCAATCCTTGCCAGTTAGCCTTTTACTCAATTTAAAGTGAAGAGTTCCATCTTTCCTGTACATCATACACCCTATACACTTACCATCGAACCAATTGGCACAATACTTCCTTGCTACTGCCTTTTGCGACTTTGTTACCATTTAACACCTGTAATCTAACCACACCCCTAGAAGCCAAGCAAGTAAAAAATTCTTTGTAATATAATATATATATATATATCCTATAAACTATCTTTTATATAACCTTAACCTTAACCTTGGTATTAACCTTGCTTTAACCTAACCTTAAATATTGTATTCAACTAACTGCTATATTTTATATAGACTCAAGGACAAGGCTAAAAGTTAAAAGTTTTGGCAAGAAAAAAACAAGATAATGACGGCAAAGTTCAAAAGTTCAAATATATAGATATTAGGAAGATAATGAAGAAATGAAGCATACTTCTCCTAAGTTTGAAAAATTGCTATACAATGTGTGTACACCTTTCATGCGCCAGCGTATCCGGTCTTCGTTATTGCGACTGAGTCTCAATCTCGTTGAAAAGCATATAATTGATTTTTCCCTTGCTTTTCTCAATATCTCTTATTGCGAATGAATCTCATTATCAGATGTATTATTCTCTTGCATTTGTCATTATCTCTTATTGAGACTGAATCTCAATATCATCTCTGACAGCGTACAGTGATCTGGATTATTTTTCACTTGTTTGATTATTTTCTTGTTTTTTTGATTTATTATGCTTAATTTCTTTTAATTGGAGAGTAATTAAAACACGTCTCCAGAAAGTGAGTTAATTGACAATGTATAAGCCAAAGAAAAAGAAAACTTTGGCTATTGCGAAGGCTAAGAAAAGCAAAGCAAGAGATATTCAAGACATATTGAATGGCAAGAAAATAAACAACGCCACTCAAAATGTACTTAAATCTTTAGATGGAAAAATGTCCATTAAAGATGCTCTCGCCAAACTTGATGAAGACAACGCATTAGCAGGCCAAAGTAACAGAACGTCCAAATCGAACAGTGATGCAATGAATGAATTTACCAAAAGATTCAACGGACTAATAGATGAATTCGTTAAGTCTGGAAAGTTCAAAAAAGATGGAAAAAAAGTCACTGTACTGAACGCAAATGGAGAAGTGAGGATTCCTAAACGATACTTTGCCACAGTAAAAGACGTAAAAAAGTAACCTCATCATGATCCGGTAAAAGAGGCCTCCTTAATTGGGGGCCTTTTTTCTAAAGTTATCAAGTAACTTACCAAGATAAATAAAGCAGGTCATGAATAAATTTGGCATTATACAGTCCACATAAATAAATGAGAACTTCGGAAAATATAT